TTGTTGTTGAACCAATCTATTTTGCATTGGTGCTGACAATACTAATTTTCTAGCTGCTGGTCTAGCTAATAAAGCAGCTAGCGCACTTGCTCCGCTAGTTCCTTTATCTTCACCACCAAGCAATGAAGCGCCGCCTGTAAGGCCTGCTACAGTGTAATCTAAAGGACTAATGCCAATAGTGCCACCGATTCTTTCAGGAAGTTGTGCTGCTTTAGGAAAAGCCTGACCAAATTGAGCAATATCTTTTAATTCACCACTCATAGGTTTGCCAGACTGCAATCGACTAGCAAGCTGTTTAGCATCAACAGTGCCAGTAGTCTTATTCATTGCCTTTTCAACTGTATAAGTTTTAGCAATAAGTTGGCGAGCCTCTTTAAATTTGTTTAAAGCATCAGGCTGGTTTAAATTACTTAAATGCCCTTCAATAGCATCTTCTAGTGCGCTTGCAGCATCTTTTGTAGCTTTACCAAGGTCTTTATTGCCAGCACGATAAGCTACATCAGCTTCAGTTCTTAACTGTCCAATTCTTGAAACTGCTGAACCAGTATCAAAAGCATTTTTTCTTAATGAACCAATAGTTTCTAATATTTGTTTAGATGTTGCATTTGGAAAATTAATTTCAGCTTTAACTGCATTTTCTGCGGCTTTGTCTAAAGCATCATTAAAGCTCTTTTTAGGAATAATAATGCCAGCATTGCTAAGGCCTTCATAAACTTGACCAGCTTTATCTCTAACCGATTTAAGCACTTCTGGGCTAAGAATAGTATCTTCAGGCAAACCTAAAGATTTTGTAGCTAATTTATTAGTAATTTCTTGATTTCTGACACTTGCTTCTTGCAATGTAGAGGCTTTCCCAGCAAGACCTTCTAAAAGCCTATTTACAATGCCGCCACCTGCTTGTGTTGGAGGTACTGTATAGCCAGCTTCTCTAGCATTTGCTACGGCTGTTTCCATTTGTGGCAATAGTTTTGTGCCACGCAATGCACTTACAAGCCCACCAACAGCAGGAAAAGCACCACCTAAAGCACCTTGAATAGCAATGTTTTTGTTTTTAGCTGTTCTAAATTCTTCAGGAGTCATCCCAACTTCTTCAGGGGTAGCTAAAGCTGAAGCTGCTCCAGTAGCTATTCCTGTGCCAATGTTTTTAGCTGTGTTTAAATAACTAGGAATACCACCAACACCACCCATAGCAAAATAAGGGGCAGCCTGACCAACCATGCTTGCACCTTTAAGTAGGTTAGGAGAGCCAGATTGTTGTTGTGTGCCTGTTTCAATTTGATTAATGGCATTTAAAAACTCTTCAGGCTTTGAAAGATTGCCTTTAGATGATTCTCCACCAAAATAACGATTTACCGTTTGTGCAAGACCACCAGCATTTTTAGCTACTCCAGTTGCCAAATTAATAGGCAGCGCAGCAGCAGTTGTAAAAGCTTTACGAGCATAATCTGTGCCACCAGTAGTGGCAGAACCATAAGATGATGTATTTAAAGGAATACCATTAGCGTCATACTGAATATCCTCAGCAGACTGAGTATACATATTGCCTTGTTCAGGCTGTGCTTGTGCTGGTTTATCCCAAGGATTTCCGCCAGCCGAAGGTTTATCCCAAGGGTTAGCCATTACTTAACCTTTTCCCAATTATTTTGGTCATATTGGTCACCACCTTTAAAACGATAACCTTGACGAATTTCTCCAGCTTTAGGAGCACCAGGTGCAGCAATTTCACCTTTTTGTTCTTTAGGTTTTTGTCCAAAACGACCTTCTTCTGCGTAATCCGTGTCAAAACCAAACCGACCTTCAGAGCGTTTTAAAAAACGATTTGTAGTTTTAGCTGCTCTTTCAGTCCAGTTTTGCATAACTGATGGTGGGGCTTCATAACCAGGGAAATCTTTAATCATTTGCGCCATTTCCTTGTCTGAAGAAGCGCCTTTCAATTTAGAAAGATTGGTTAAAGTATTGTTAATTCCAATATTGTTTACTTTAGTTTGAGCATCTAAAGTTTTTGTTGGCCCAGCCATTCTTCCAACTTTAGAGGTTGTGTAATCGGTTAATGAGCCATAAGCATTATTAATATCATCACCAGATAATTGATTAAGTTTGTAAGCTAAATCAGTTGCTGTGTCGTGTTCTGCACGAGCTTCATCAACGGCTTTTGCTGAATAAACAGTACCAGTTGGCGCACGATAACGACCCATTTTGTCGTATTTTCCAACAGAAACACCATTGTTATTAACATTAGAACCCATTACACCATCACCACCACCATCTTCTCCTTTTAGTGGGCGATAAGGCGCTTGGTAAATAACTTTGCCAGTTTTTTCATCAACCAATGCACCACCAGGCGTAACATTGTGCATTTTAGGCCCTGCAAACTCTTGTTCAGCAATTTTGCTTGCAATAGCTTTAGATGTTTCGCCACCTTGAGGAGCAAGCAATGTAGCCAAAGCAAGCCTTTTGTCTGGTTGCGTAGCTGCTTGCACAGGAATATTGCCACCAGTAGGCGTTGGGCCTTGTTGTGTAAATTCTGGTGTGCCATAAAACTCATTTAAACCTTGTTGCAAGTTGGCATTTTGTTTAAATTGTTGCGCCTGAAGAATATCTTTTTCTTTTTGAGCAATATCTCTTTCCATTGATTTGCCAGTATGAATATTAAGCAAATCAGCTAAACCCTGTAATGGACTAGCACCAACAAAACGACCAGAAATCATTTGACCTTGCAAATTTTGTTTCATGCCAAGTTCTCTAAGGGATTTAGCAAGCGCTTTTTGCTCTGCTAAACCGATAATTTCTGGGTTTGTTTGGTCGTAAGTAGCCATAATATTCCTTAAACTCCTGACGAATAGTCAGAACCTGATGCAAGATAATTGAGTGGATTTGCGCCTGCTGAATAAGTAGGGTCAGGCACAATATTGCCTTTGTTATCCCTCATTTGTCCTAATGCTAAACTAGGCTTTTGTTGCGCTCTTAAAGCATCAGCCATTGATTGCAATGGAGAGCCTTGATTGCTTGCCAATGATTGTTGGTTTAATGCTTTCATTCCAGCCATGTTTTGATTATATAAATCACGCTGACCACCAATGTTTTGCATTGTTGGGTTTTGTCCGCTTACATCTAGCATTTGTAGGTATTGTGCAATGTTATCCATGATTAACCGTATTTATTAATACCAGCACCAGCCAGACTAAATAAACCGCCCATTGTTGCATTTGCTCTTGCATTTGCAGCATTGGCATTAGCTTGATTAGATTGATTTGTAAGGCCCATTGCACCTAAAGTGTCAGCACCAGCAGTAGTAGCTTGTTGTGATGGATTTACATAATTAGGTGATGCAAAAGACTTAACATTAGACGCATAGTTAAATGGTGCGTTAAGGTTAGTTGTATAAGTACCTTGTTGTTGTCCGTATGCTTGTTGATTGGCTTGTAATCCAACGCCCATACCACCTGTAACCGCACTTGTTAGCTGGTCATTTTGACTTTGTGCAAGCAAGCGTTTAGCATTGTTATAAGCCTCTGAACCAGGCATAATTCCTTGGTTAGCAAGCTGTTGGTCAGACATTTCTGATTGATGTTGCATTGTAGGCTGAAGTCTACGCATAATAGCGCTTGTGTAATCTTCGCCAGGATTAATGCCAGTAGAAGGCAATCCAGTAGGGTTAAATTGATTAAAATCAAAATTACTTACAACAGATTTTGACTTATCTACAGCGCCTTGCAAATCAGGGGCAACAGATTGTGTAGCAGTCCACATTGGATTGCCGTATGGGTCTGTACCAGATTGAGTGTAATTTAAGTTTCCATAAGGAGTAACTTGATTTACACGATTGGCAGCAGTAGCAACACGAGCCGCAGCTAAATTATTAGCTGCTGTTTGGTCTGCTGCACTAGCATAGTTTGGTGTATCCACCGTTTGAGGTGCACCAAATAATGTATCCGTTATTGGACTTAAAATTCCTCCACCACCACCCATGTCAATCTCCTTTTAAAGGCGCTTTTATGTCGAGCCATCGACAATTTTCACGCCTCATAGCTAATATCACCAAATCCCCATCCAAATGGGCATCTTCGATATACGCTTTATCAACAAAACCAAGGTGTCGGTCTAACTTCAGGGCTTCCGTATTCGTGGAAGCTACTGCCGCTAGTATAACCTTAACTTTCAATGAGTTAAAGGGGTAATCAAAAGCCGCCCATAATAAATCCCTACTAATCCAATTTGGCACTATTGAAGCTACATGCATACAACAAGATTTGTCTTGGAAATTGGTATAGGCAATAACTGCCACCACTTTTCCATCTATTTCCTGTCCTATACACATGGTTTCTTTGCCAAATTGTGTACCTAAAACACCTGTAATCCAACTTCTTAATTCTTCTTGATTCTCAGTTGTAACCCTACGCATTACAATACTGTACCTTTTTCCATTACATAATCGGTAGAAACCCAATGCACATTAATACCTTGGGATACTATATTTAAGTTTATTCCTGCGGCATAGCCTAAACCGCTTACGCCTTGCCAGTTACGGTAAACAATCAAATTACCAGCCCAAACATAGTTATCCCATGTAGCAACATCCCAAAGCGCTCCTGTTGTTGGTACGGATTGAAATGATACTTGACCGAGGTTATTTTGAGTTTGAAAGTCAGTATTAATACCAGCATAAACACCTGGTGCGCCAGAATCTACTAAAAAAGTAGGGCGAATCATAGTAAAGCGTTTTTGTTGTCCTGGAAGGTCAAAATAGGTATAAGCCTGTTGGCAAGTGCCTGAAATAGGTTGGTCATCATCAGCGTAACCATCCCAAAACTTACCTACAAAGCCAGAACCACCAAAATAAAGGTCATCGTTATGTAATTCAAATACTTTGGTATTAATACCAGTAAAGTTACACCAAGCCTTAGAAATGGTGTGCATACAGTATTGCTCTGTGCCAGCAGGATTAGGAATGTTAATAAGCAACATATTTGGCTTGGCATAATAAATTACTTGCCAGCCATATTCATTAGAATATGCGTCTGCTTCTTTACTAATTTCGTAATAAATCTTGTCTGTAATGTTAATTCTTGGGTCTAATCGGCTAGATTGCAATGCGGCAGCAAGAGGCACTAATCCGTCTTGGGTAAGCAAAAGAATGTCGCCAGCAAACTTATAAAAGAATCTGCGGCTAAATATGTAGCCCATTTGCCACACGCCTTTTAAAGCCCATGTAGCAGCGTCTGTAGGGTCTGTACCGTTATAAACAATAACTTCGCCCATATTAGTGGCAAATACAGCATAGTCATCTGCTCCTTGACCAGCGTCAAGAGTCCAAGTAGCCATTCCTTGTATAAAACCACCATTTCTTGCAACACCACCAAAGTCCAGTGGTAATGCTGCACCGCCCAAAGAACTAACAGGCATATACCATACTTTCATGGTATTTTTTTGAGTGAAATATAGACGATTCTTAAACAAATTTACATGAATAAATGTGTTTGAATTGACTGTATAGCTTGTTCCACCGCTTGTGCCACCAGTAATACCCAATACGGTATATGTACCAGTTGCACCTACTACAGTAGAAGTTCCGCTAGAAACAAAAGTAAATGTTGTAGCGCTAGTTACGGTAATTACAAAATTGCCTAAAAATGTAGCTTCAGTAGAAGCTGTAATAGTTACTCTATTTCCAGTTACTAAACCATGCGCCGCAGAAGTAGTAACTGTAGCTACATTAGAAGGACTTGTACGAGAAATTCCAGTAACTGTAGCCGCAGTTGTCGTAGTAGCCATAGTAAACCATGAAGTACCGTCAAATACGGTTACTGCATCAGCACCGTTACAAGCAACAATATAATCACCGCTAGTATTGGAAAAGTTTACATATTGAAACTTGTCATTAGTAATAGTTAATACTTTGGCAGCAGTTGGGGTATCACAATCATATAATCCTGTGCCTGCCGCAGCAAAAATCTGTTGGCTTGAAACACCAGCATAATTCATTAAAGTGTTGATTGGCGTAGTAATACCAATCGTATAAGCTCCTACTACAGTAGCGTTGGTAGCAGGTGTAGTAAGCGTTGTATAAGTAAAAGCTGTTGTAGTAGTTACAGTAATTACAAAAACACCGCTATAGTCAGCAGGGGTTGTACCAGTAATAGAAACTCTATCGCCAGTAGTTAAACCATGCGCTGTAGCTGTTGTTAAAGTAGCCACTTGTCCTGCATGGGTAATACTAGATATAGTCTTTACGCCAGTAGCAGTAGTTAGCTGAGAATAGCGTGTGTAACCGCTTCTTAAAGTAACATCAGTAGGCGTAGGATACATATTGGTTAAAGTAACCGCATCCGTAGCAGGCATTTCAGCAATAGAATCCCTAGCGTTCCAACCGCCAATAGGGGCTGTTATAGACGCTGTACTAGCAGTAAAACCTTTTGGTTTTCCAAAAATCATGAGCCATAACCTGTATCTGGGATATTAGCGTAACCAATAAGCACTTTAGATGGGTAAGGTGCAAATGACAGATTAGGTGCGCCTTTGTCATTAGCTTTAGCAATAGTCAAATAACGCTGGTAATCTTGAGTTAAAGCAGTAGTGTCAAATGCTTTTATTTGGAAATATTTTAGTTTGGTGTAAAGCACCATAATACGGTCATCAAGGACTGTAGTATCGGTATCAGCAGTAAAGCTGTTTTGCACAGTGCCATTAACGCTTCTTGCCCAGCCCTTACTTCTATATTCCCAGCCCAAATACTCTTGGGTGTTCATAATAGGCCAAATTTGGAATTGACCATCAAGGATACGCCAGCGCACTCTTGGCCCAGTTGAAATGTAACCAGACTTTAGCCATTGCCATTGTTGTGCATCTTCTGGCCCTAACATTTCCCAATGCTTGGATTTATCCCATTGGGTGCGGTCAGTAATGGTTTCAAAGTCAGCAGGAAGGTCATAAGCGGTCTGGGCGCATACTACTGATTGCACTCCGCTACCAGTAGCTATTTGGCTCATAACGACTACTTTTGTAGTGTTATTGGCGCTGACAACATAAGTGTCTTGAGGAATGTTATAGCCTGATAACTGCCATTGGCTTGTAACATTGCTTAAATCTGTGCCAGCCGCAAAAGTTAATGTAGTAGAACCATTAACAGTTGTGGCGTTGGCGGTTAAAGATTGTGTATAGAAACGATATTGCACCTGTAATGCTTGCCAATCATATTCTTTCAATAACTCATAGCCTGCGCCATTCATTAAAGCAAGAATTTGCTGTACATCGGTATTTGGATTACCAGCAACAGAAGTAGAAACAGCCAAGTTCAATTCCGCTTGGACTTGATTCACTAATTGGAGCATTGTTTGGGACATATTAAGCCTCGGCTACTTTGGTTTTGCGTGTTTTTGGGGTCTTTTCCGCAACAGCCGCAAGTAGCGCTGACATCTGCTCTTGCATAGCAGCCAGCTTCGCATCTGTTTCTGC